TATATGTGTATCTCATTTTTTTTGTTTTTCTTGTGCGTACACCTTATTGTAAATATTTGGTGCTGGATTATCTTGTTCGTAATATAAAAATTTTTCTTTATCAAACCATAATAGAAGCTGGCCGATATTACCAACTGAACGTGGTTTAATTTTGTTAAAGTTAATCATTGCTAAATTATGAGTTAAATCTTCACGGTGTACTGTAATCATACACTTACCACTATTAAACCATTCAGAACCACCTTTTAAATCGTAAGGAGATGGCACGCTTCTTTTACCGTTCACTTTTTCAGTTAGCTTAGGATGTATGATTGTATGTAAGTGTAAATCATTATCTTCTGCTATTTGGTTTCTATATGGCAACACCACTTCTAAATATTGTGCGTAACCACCGTATAAATTATATGGATGACTTAAATCTTTCCAGCTATCAATACTTGCTGTTTGTAATCCGTGTTTTTGTTTTAGTTCAACTGCATAATCATAAAATTCAAATGGTGTCATCTTTGCTTTAACATCTTCTTTAGTTAGTATTTTAAAATGTTCAAATATCCAATCTAAACTATTTGTAATTTCAATATCTTTAATTACATTTTTTTCTAATGGATTAAAACTTTTACCTGTTAGTTTGTGTATTAAATCTGCAACTATTTCTACATTACTACCAACATCAGGAAAATAAACAAGATGCTTCCAGCCATAAAACTTACTTGTGTTTAGTAAGCACTCCATTAAAACCTGTGTTTTACCACTCATAGGAAAACCTGTCCAATCGGTGCAGTTTCCTAATTGCATACTATAAAACTCATCTAAACTTTTCCACCCTAAGTATTTACCCTTTTGATTAAAGTTATCTCTGTGTTTATATATTTTGCTAATTATATCTTTAGCTTCTGTTACTTTATATCCTTTTAATCCCACGGTGCTTTAAATCCTTTACTTGTTTCTAATTCTTGTTTTGTTTGTTCTTTCTTTAGCCAATTCTTAGCAGTTAAATATAAACTTTTATAATTTGTATTTTTTTTAAAGTTTTGAATTGCATCACATACAGAATCAATTTGTTCTTTAGTGTAATTTTCTTCTAATTTTTTAAACTCGTCTAAACTCATAGATAAATGAGCAAATCTTTTATATGTGTTTATATCTTTATTTACTTTAAGTAAATTATCATTTGCATATTTATCTTTTCTTATCTTATCTTTTCTTAATGCTTTAGCCCTGCTTAAGCCACCCTTCTTTCCGTTGCTTACATTTCGCTTGTGTTCTACTAACCTTTGCTGGTATTGTTCATCTAACCATTTAATACTAATAGTTTCTTCTTCTATTTTAAATAACTCAGCATCTACTAATGCACTCCATTGTTTAGGTATTAATGTTTTTATTTGTTTTCTTGTAACATTACATTCTTTGCTCCAGTAGTAGCAACAAACTTTCATAAATGCACCTTGTACATCTAAATCCATAAATGATATACTGCCTGTAATCCATTGATTAGGATAAAATTTAAAGTATGGTAATTCTTTCATAATATAATTTGATTAAAATTTAATAGTTTGTTTGTTTCTAAAACGTAACTATCTACTGTTAAATAGTTTACATTTTTTTTAAATATAAAATTATTTTTATTAAATAACATTTTATTAGTTGCAAAACCCTGAAAAGTAAATTTTCCTTTTTTATCCATATAAAATTTTGCAAATAAATCTATGTTTGATTTTGAATAACTTGGTGTCATCAAATACTTTTCATTCTGGCTTGTCTTAACATCTACTGTAAAACCTTTTAGTATTGCATCACCATTATCTGTTTCTTTAATTTTAGATGTATTATTAATTGTGAAATCTGGAAATAAATTAAACCCTTTACAAAATAAAAATTCACCAGCAAAACCAAGTTTATTATTTCTAATTCCTTTTTTATTGTTTGCTTGACCTTTACCATCAAGATTAGATTTTTCTTTATTTAATTGTCTTTTTTTAGCTATAAGATTAATAATATCTTTTTCAATATCAGATAAAATAAAATAATCATTTATATTCATAATACGCTTTGTTTTTAGCTTCATACTTATAGTAAGCAAGTAGCTCATTTTCATTAAGTGATTCTTCTGTATATAGTTTATCAAAAGCGAAGGATACTTTTTTTATATCCTTCACTTCTTCTTTTGGTTGTATATAATCAATATACTTAAAATCTTTCTTTTGGATTTTAAATGCCTGTACCAATGAGATATAAGTTATCTTATACTTCTTTGCTATCTCTGGCATTGTTTGTCCGTTCATCAACATATTTTGTATATCCAACGAACTCAAACCCAATGCGGTTAAGATTTTTGATTGTTTCATAATACTTAAAAGGGTAAATCGTTTGAAGTATTACTTGCTTCAGCTTTAGGTGCTTCAGCATCTGGCTTCCAAGTATCTACACTAATACTTACATCTTTACCATATTGGTCAGCTTCATCTTTTAAATTAATATTTAGTTTGATGAATTTGTTGCCATTATACTCTTGTATGTAATCAGCGATTTTAGTAGGATTAATAGTTACTTTTAACCATTTAGGATTCATAACTTTACCACTACCACAATATATTGTTTCTTCTTTTTTACTCATTGTTATTTGTTTTTGTTGTTTATAATCTGACATCCAATGCCATTCTTTTTTTAACATTTATACTATTTCTTCTGTTTCTGTTTTTACTTCTACAATATCACTTGAGTAACCTTGAGGTTCTCCATCCCACTCTTTAAATTTATCTGTATAATAATCATAATCCATCCAACCTTTAAATAATAAACTATCATCTAATTTATATATCTGTACATTAAATGGTGTAGTAGTTTCAATTGCTACAATGTAAGCATCTGTATCTTTATCATATTGGTCTTGATACATTGCTAACTGCATCTTATAATCATTATAGTATAAATCACGTTCAAAGCGTTTTCCAGCATCATTAGTAGTTTTTATATCTACTATGCACTTCTTGCCGTTAAACGTTGTTAAAAGGTCTGCAAAGCCCTTAAAATTAACATCTTTATGTTGCCACTCTAATTTAATTTCAGTATCTACTTTATTTTGCATCATTTCAGTAAGTACTGGGTGTAACATAGCATTGTTAATTATCTTATTTGCATCATCTAATTCTTGTTGTTTAATTAGTGTTTTACCTTCGTTTTGTTCTTTAAACTCAATCCATTGTTTACCAGCTCTTCTTGCACCTTCAAAGATTGCAAACTCTTTTGTAAATGTATCTGGTTCTAATAACATCTTGTGTATTATAGTTCCAAACTGCATTGCATCCGTAGTTTTTAATTCTTTGTTCCAGTAAGCAAGTAAATGGTTAGGAGATTTCTTAAACTGGCATAAAGCCGAGTAACTCAAGTGATTCTTTTTCATAATATATAGTTTAATTTATTTTAGGTATGTATTAATTGCCATAGCTAAAACGATTCCGAAAAATACGCTTGTCATAATAAGCGTTGCTAATTCTGTAATATTTGTTTCTATCATTGTTTCTTAAAGTTATCAGCTTCTGAATCTGAATAAATACCATATTCATAAGCGTTAATTAATTTTAGTACTAATCTATCTTTTAAACGTTTCTCAGCCATTGCAAAAGGATAAGGAGCTTTACAGTTGTTTGGTGATGCTTCACCAGTACTCCAAATGATTTTATTACCACGTTTTGCATCTCCTACTATTGCAACATCTTGGTTGCTATCTCTGTATATTGTAGGCGCGCCAAATTGTATATTTTCTTTTGCTGCTATCTTTTCACAAGCATCGTGTGTAATAATCCACATACTTCTTGTTCCTCTTTTTAATTCCCAAAAGTCATCTTTTGATAAATCATATTTTTGTGCTATTTCTTTAATTTTCATAATTTTTAATTTTAGTAAATATAGTTTTTAATTTATTCATTCTTTGTTCGTTGTATTGCATTGCAATTGTTTTTAATTGCTTGTCAATGTTTTCTAATTGTGTAATAAACCTTTCAAATCTATGTTGATGTATTTCTAAATCATTT